CGCTGATAATGACCCAGGCTACCGCTTTTCAATTGCTGAACTAGACGCCCTGACACCAGCAAACGCTTTTGCACCTGCGAAGCAGGCTTGGGCAGAACGGCGCACTTATTCTATCAATTCACCTGAGCCGGGTCCCGCGTTACCTTACGTTCCGGTAATTGTATATAACCCCCTGAATCCCGATTTACCCACTACATTACGGGGCAGTTACCCCAATGGATTACAGCCAATGCTTAGGTTTCCAAATGAGGCTCATGGTGCCGACTCAGCTGTCAGGTCCATCCCCCTTCTACCCCTATTCAATCTCAAGACGGGCACACTGCAACCCTATGTCGATTTTTATGGAATACCCGAGAGTGATTTAAAAACGTTTGCCAAGATGGAGTTCTCAAGTGTAATGTCACAACACCCTTATACTTTACCCGGAAGATTTGACCACAAGCCAAGTGATTATAGCCGTACTTACAGTCACGCAAGAGATTTTCCACCTGTTATAGAGTTGGAGCCTCTTTTGGAGACATGGAAGTGGCTTATGTTTGCTACGCTTAACCTAAATTCCCAGAAAACTGCACGACAGCTGGAGTCCGCCGTTGTCACTCCAGAAGAAAGGAGCATCGTAGATGATGCCAACTATGTAGTAACGTCCCCTGCTGATTCTAGAAGTAAATTACCTACGCAAGCTCCAACTAATGCATTGATAGTTATGTCTACGGATGGACCTACCCCCAATATAACCCAAGCTTTCCGGACGGTGATTGACAATATGAATAAAATGGATGTGGGTCAGACCAGCAAGTTCGAGCTTATGCCCATTCCTCTAACGAGTTATGATGGCGCAGAAATGGATAGACTATTTGGTCCTGGAGGACCATTCGAAGGAATTGCTCGCAACGCTAACTTTGTTGTATCCGATTACGAGGTGCTGGCAATAACGGATACCGACACGGCTCAAGCCACATTCGCTAATAAGGACACTGTTCGACGCGTGTACTCTTTCCCAGAAACTCATCTTGATTTAGCCGGTAATCGCCTTCTATTTTTGGATTACGGAAAAAATAATTCTATTGTAGCTAACATTACATTTGACGGAGATATGCGTGTACTTCAGAATCTAGCAGGGTCTCACTACGGAGTTCGACAATGGAAAAACCTAGAATGGCTTTTCGGACTCGGTTCCACGGAGATGAAAGATGGTGACGACACGTCTAGAATGAATGCCATCGAGTTAGTTATTTCCGATGGTCTCTCCACTAGGATACAGCAATTACTAGCGGGTGGCGCTCTTCCTAGTGAAAATAGGGATTTAAGAAATCTTATGCGCATAGAAAAAGCGTGGAGCCAGGATAAGAACAATTGGAAACAAGAGGCGCAACTTAATGCGGAATTGATAGAGTTATTCCCGCAGCTGATAACGAGTTATGAGACCGATGAAGACTTAGTAGCCGTTCTCGGCGAAAACAGCGCTACCGATATGAGGGTTTTGGCATCATTAATAGGAAATAAAAACTGGTTGAACATTTTATTTCCTGATGCGGAAATAGACGGCAGGAACAATATGCATAAAAACACCTCCATTATGGTGAATCGGGACGGCTCATTAGAAGTGACTGAAGACGTAAGTCGCATATACCGAAGAAAAGTAGATTTTACCTATCTACGCAGCAAGATATCGGATTTTGCTCAACAGTCCCGGCTTGCCGATTCTAAACAACAATACCAAGCAGCAATGCAAAACGAGGTATGGAATTTAACCCTTACCACGTTAGGAATACCTGAGTTGGATGTGATGGCTGACGATTTTTTGGCGAGACGAGTAATCTTACAAGTATACGATTCGCGTCAGGCAAGCGGAAAACACCATTGGCTGAGTGGGCAGTATATGATAGTAGGAGTGAAACACACCTTGGAACCTAATAACGGGTACCTAAGTGAACTGACTATTGTTAAGGACCAAGCTCATAATCTAACCAAGCTAAAGGATTCACGAGAGTTAGATTACATGTTTAGTGAGGAGGAAGGATAATGGCTGGGGTAGGTTTAAGAGAAGCAATTGATGCGTTAGGAGGACATAATCCTCTGGCGCGAGCTATTATGGATGCCATTGGCGTAGGGATAGATTTTACGCCGACAGAGAATGAAGTATTTTCGGAAGGTCACGCCCAGGACTCCTGGTTCGCCTTTGGAGAAGTTACCCAGTGTCTAGATGAAGAACACTCAGGCAGACTTCTAGTTAAATCTCAAGCTTTTTCCGATGGCGAACAGCCATGTGACTATGTCTCCCCGGTGGGAGGTGCGGGGTATGGATTCTTTGCGCTTCCTGGGATAGGTGCCAAGGTTCTAGTAGGAAAAGCACCTTATTCTGACCCCCCTGTTAAATATTTCTGGATGGGATGCCTTTATGCTCCCGACACCGTTCAGGTACCCGGCACTAAGACTCAACCTTACTCTCTCGCGGTACCCAGCATAGACTTCCCTAAACACGAAATAGATGATATGGGAACGTTACCCAACGACATTATTACATCCTATGGAATACCTAATGAAAACTCGGTATATCAGGATAACAATCTACCCGATTCTTTTATTTTAAAACATCCCGCAGGACACTCGATAAGTCTTACACACAAAGACACGTCTGACAGGATAATAGATGAAATTAAATTAAAGACGGCTGGAAACAAGAGGTTGATTATGAGCGATGCTCCTGCGATAGCGGGAGGAGAGGCTATCCGGCTCATAGACGAAAACGATAATGGTATAAAGATTCAGAGTCTCGCTTCGGCGAATCCCCCTAAGGGTGACGCAGGACCAGATTCCATTTCTACTGTCGCAAAAGGTAACGTACAAGTTCAGACCAAGGAAGGACACATCCAACATGTGGTCGCCGCCACCAGCAAAGGAGGATATTCAATTGATGTCGCTGGGCAGGGAGACATGATTGTGGAGACTGGACACGGGGAAATTATTTTAAATGCGCAAAAAGCTATCACTCTTCAATGCGGGTCAAGCAAAATTATTATGACCCAGGACGGTATTCGTATCGAAAGCAGTAGGGTTACCATCGAGGGAGATTTCGGCGAAGTAGACTTGGCAGGTCATACTTTAACCAAACACATCCATATAGATACCGTTCCTATGTCCTCTAACCCAACATCAACACCACAAGGATGACACACGTAGTAGAAAAAACGATTTATGGAAGTTCTTTGTGCTTTTTTGGCACAAAGGCGTCGGTCCCAACTGGCTTCACCAAAACATATGATGTAGACTCTTCGTCAGTATCCCTTTTTCTTAATAAGGACCCAGATACGACTTTGGGTTTGCCACCTAAACAAATAACTCGGGTTACTTTTATGCCTATATGGGCTTCCGGGTACATGGATACCTCCTTGGGGGCTGCGTACCAGACTTACAGCTTCTCTTCGGTTATAATTCAGCCATTTGTTAGAACCGCAGAAAGCGTAGCTACGTATTATTTGTTTTCTGGTACAAATGATTTAGAGTTCCGTCTAAATCAGGAGGGGACCTCTCCACGGGATGGTTTAAATATCGGACAGTCCAATGACGTGTTATACGATGACCCCATTATTCTTCATACCAATGAGGATTTCAAGTGTAGGATGTACGACGCGGAGGAGAATTTTCCCTCTCCCGCCTTCGACCCTTGGAGAAACGGGTTCTCTTCGAGCCCCATCGTCAAAGTGAGAGTGGAGTATGAGGATTTCAGCCCGTCCTCCCTCTATTATGGTCGAACGTCCTTAAACGATTTAAATATTGCCGGAGGAGTCATCGCAAGTGATGAGGAGGTCATGCTTCTAGATTTACAGACCAGCAGCGCTTTATGGGATACAGCCCCTTTCTATAAGGTATTCGCTCCCTCCTCACCAGCCACCGAATTTTCTGTAACCGAATTAGCTCTACGAGGGAATTACCCGTTTGGTGGGTTTAATTCCACTACGGAGTGGGTATATTCCATCTTCCTACACACAGCGGGAATGCCTGGAGACGTGAGAACTATACGTAAATTTCTCAGATTCAGCGCTGGAAATACTTACGACTTAGAACAGAGTGACTTGTTGAAAGATTTTGGTCCTATAAAAATGAAACCTGGACAATTTCTGACTGCTACAATTTATGCATTGGACTCCGCCTTCAATACTACGGTACAATCTGAGGTGCACCGTCAAATGCCCTACTTTGCCTTAAAGGGAACACCCACCTAAATATAATATAATGGTACTTTTTACTGAAGAAACGCTTAAGTTAATGCCTTCTACGTCATTAACTAGTCTAAGCAATGCTCTTATTGTGGATAAGGGTTCAAAAGAAACTGAAATAGCCAACTCTAATTCGAAAATTGACAAATTGCAAGGGACGGCTACCTTAAGAGCTCCGGTAGCTGGAAGGGTTACCGTCAATAGCGGGGGGGAGGAATCTGCACAGGAAAGACAATCCTCCATGTCGAGCCCAGCTCTCGCAGCCGCGAACTCCGCTTCCATACTTAACGATTCGTCCACCAACCCTCAGGGTGTTCCCGTCTTTGTTCCCGGAACAACGGATGGTACCCCCACACCGGTAGAGATAGCTGCTATGGCGAATGAGCTTACAAAGTATTATGAGTCCAGCCAAGTAGAGTTTTCTCCTATCACCAATACCCAGATAAGCAACCTGCAACAAATCCGAAATGACACGCAGAATTCTCTGGACGAAATAAATTCCGCTTTGGATTCCATACAAAATATAATGGACAGGAGAGCTAAAGGAGAGCTTCCAGACCCTAAACTAAACATAGAAGCTCTGTCACTAACCGAGCTTCCTGCGGAGGTCCAAGGAATCGTGGACCGAGCCGTCTCTCAGAACTCCCGCTTCGTGGAAAATAAAATTGTGGCGCCATTTATAGAAAATCAGAAGATTCTAAATACGCTTCTCGCCCAAGCCTCTGGCGTAGGTAACCTGGAGACAACTTTTGACCTAGAATATGGTCCACCTATTTCCTCGCACAATCAATTTGTGCTTTCTCAAGATGGTCTATATTATGACTCGCGCACAAAGAAGGTTCCTCAGATTGTCCCTTACCCCCTTTCTTCCAACATGTGGAGTTTGCAATATGACTCCAATAGAGGAGGGAGAGGTGTTTCTTTCTCTGAAACGGATGGTGAAGATGATGTAGGAACCATTTTCGACCTGGATATGTCTTTTGATGAGGAAAATCCTCGGGTTCGTCAGTTTTTAGAATACGATGATGTGTTACAACAGTTTGAGGATGATAAGCAGTCCCAGATGACGGCTGTATCTGGCTATATTTCGGAGATACTATCCAACGGATATGGAGCATCTGATGCCTTAGTACAAACCTATACTGCTCAACTCGGAGCCGTGGGCTCTGTGTATTCCAGTAAAATATCCAAGAGAAGGAGACAACTGGAAATAGCTGCCATATATGGACGCGATAATTTCTTTGTGACTGACCGTACTCACCCCCTAGGACAAGGTCTTTTCTTTAAATATATTCCCCCTAAAGGTAAGGCATATGAGTACAAATTACAATACGCCGACCTTCCTGATGATATCAAAACTAAAACCTTCTATACGTTGGAAGGTGGTGAGCAGGTCATGTATGATACTTCCACCAATCAAGTTGTAACGGGCGCTAATACGGAAAATATTATTGCGGTGGTGGGGACATGGGAACAAATACCTCGCATCCCCATTAATGATTTTTCTTATCTACAAGGAAGCGATATACCCTATGGATTACAACGGCGCATTACCTTATTTTCGGAGGACTTGGATACGATAATTGTTCCTTACGAAGCCAAGTATGTTATTGCTCCTGCCTCTCTCCCCGAAAATGTAGTGGAGAACTTGGCAGTCGATATGATTGGGTATGGGGATTGGGTCCACCGCGAGACTTCGGGAAGTTTGAGCGCCACTACCCCTCTCTACAAATCGCTCACGGATGATATTGTATCTGATGATTTATTAATATGTTACAATTTTCTTGACCCAGATGCCATCACAGAACCCTCCGGAATTTTATATGGGCTGAATAATGCAGCAGAAGGGTCCACGCGTTTAGACGGTAAGTTGGTGGGATATAGCACACCTTTTGTATTCCCATCCGGCGTAGGTCAAGCCTATTTTAATGGGACATTGTTTGACGAACAAGCTCGTCGCGGACCTTCTTGGCAGGATGTTAAAGGCTCTTATGTTCGTTTGCCCAATATAACTCGCGATTATTCCCAATACTCCATTCCTTATAACGGAGTTAGACCTTTAGACAATCTATTTTATAGCAAGGAGGGTGTAACCTTTGATTTTTGGGCGTATATGCCCATGTTGTATCGTCCCGGCGACTCCTCGGGAATGGGTAACTATCATAGGTATAAATTAGTTTTAGCGAATGAGAATAGTGGTCCCGTACCAACGAATTATGTCACCGCCAACACTCAACTCGTGGGAAGCAATACGACAGGTCTGAGAGCCGGGAACACCTCCACTGCAGCCGGAGGAACGGATTTCTCAAAAACAATAGGATTGATAATGGGATGGAGAGACAGAGGTTCCCCTAATGGTACCTTTGGATTTGCTACTAGCGGGTTGGAATTTGTAATCGCTCCTACCGTAGGACAAAACCAGCCTTATACCACGGACCCCACCAAGTCCTGGGGTCATAGTGTTTGTATCGCCGAAACTTGGCCAGATGTTCAAGACGGCTTAAAGAATCCCGCGTCCGGGATTCCCACAGAAGTGGGGATGTTCGTTCCTAGTTCAGTGAGAAATGTAGGAGGGTCTGGAATTGCAGACTGCAGCACCGCCTATTGCCATTTCAACATAGCCTTCGATTACGAGAAAGATGCAGTCAACTTCCATTTGAATGGACAACTGCTCACCACTTCCTCCCTTACTACAGTGTTTGGAGGAAAACCCGGAGATACCTCACTCCCCACCGCAGTAAAAATGGATTTGACGAATCAAACAGACACCATAGTATTCAATGACCCCACTAAAGAGAGTTTTCTGGGGAATTCCGTCTACGATGAACGATGTACTCCTGAACGCGTCGCTTTCCCGGTATTCACGCCATGGATTATTGGAGGGGGTTACACGGATACCGCTCCCATCATCCCTGGAGAGGATTTTCGCCCTCAAGGATTTCTGGGGAGTAACACCAATAATACTTATCAAGGAACTCTCCCTG